CCCAAATAACTTCGCTATCTCTATTTCCACCCTTCCATATAAACTCACCCCTTGTCGTAGTTACTTTATTAACCTCGTTGTAATCCATCTGTTGATAGATCCTTTCCACGTCAAAGATACAACTTTGAGTATCATTCCTGAAAGCCTCCTCTACATTAAATGGAAATTGTCTTTTAAATTCTGATAACGCTGTGGTATCATTCTTTAAAGCTTCCCTCCTATTCTGCATGTAATCCTTAGCACCTACGTCAATAAGTATATCATCAATACCCATAACAGGCTTCTCTGGCGTGTCTATAACAGAAAAACCATACTCATCAATAAACCCCTCTAGGTTTTCGTATGCTGGTATAAATAGCTTATATAAACCACTTTTAGTTCTACCGTTAAGATCTTTATCATCAGTATTAGAGTCGTAGAATATATCCTTGAACTCAGCCCCACCATCTTGTAGTTTATTGGCTGTAGATCCCATCATACATTTACCTACTATTTTTCTACCTAAAAGAAGACACGTCTGAGTAACTCCCCAGTTCTTCTTTATAGAGTTCTGTCCCGTCCACTTACCAGCTTCATCATGTACAAGAAGTTTTAACTTCATACCATCATAACTGTTATCAGCAGTGTTTCTCCAATCTATAATTGAGTTTAAAGCTTCAGACTCCTCTATGTGTTTTTGATTCTTTGTAATTTTCTTTGCTGGCTCTCTAAACGCAAGCTCTACACGAGGGTTACTTGAACCATCCTGTATAGGCTGAAAAAAGAAAGGGTAGTTACGATATATACGTACTACCTTGTCAGTAAACATAGTCTTAGCATCAGCACCTGTCTTAGACAGTAACCCAAAGCTACTCTCGTATGTCATACTAGCTAAGTTAACTACCTCACTACTAGCAGCATAAGAAAAACCAGATCTACGATTCTTAAGGAAACACATCCCATAAGAGTTCTTATCTAACTTACAAGCTTCCCAAAACAGGAAGAAAGTCCTATTAGCATCTCTATAATCTGGGTATCCAATATCAATCTTACTCCATTGAATAAACATATAATGACTACCTGTTATGTAGGTAGGAACTCCGTTGTTGTAAAACCATAAACCATCCTTTCTACGTCTAAATTCTTCATCTATGTAATCAACAAAGTCAGAAGCGTTGTCCCTAGTTAAAGATTTAGGAGTATCTAATCTGGTCCATTTCTGCTTAGACTTAGGGAGATCGTTATAAAGTATATCTTTATTGAACCTAGGTCTCTTAGGTAAGACAATTTCTAACTTGTCAAACTCTAAAACCTCGCCATGGCTGGTATCACTTAAGTATATTTTACTCTCTTTTTGCATACTTCTCAGCATAAGAACCTTTAAAATCCTTCTTGTCTTCTATCAGTGATGTTCCATCTTTAATTCTATCCTCTAGGTTTTTAATACCTAAAAGTATCTCTTGGCAATCAAGGAAGCATTCCCTTTTTGCTTTTATAGCTTGCCTTCTTTTTGCGTCATCTTCCTCTAGTAAGGGTTTACTTATCTCCTCTATAAGAAGATCAATAGCTCCTTTACTTGCCTCTATAAGCCTCTCTAAGGTATCTAGGGCGTAATCTTTATTGTTATCCTTCATAAGAAGCTAGTATGTCAACGTTACGCATGCGTAGAAGTTTTCTACCATCTATATCCATCTCGTACTCAGAATTCTCACTCCACATAACTCGATCTTTAACTTTAACTCCTTGATCCTTGACCCAATCGTTAATAAGGATAGCTGTACCATGAAACTCTACCTCCGAAGGTGAGTTCTCTAAGAATATTCCAGACTCTGACATCTCAGCTTCTTTCATCTCCTGCTCCATGAAGTTCCAAACTCCCACAGGGGTGTATTTACCATCTCTTTCTATAAGGTATATCTGCTCTATGTAAGCCTGATATATATTATCCTTGTCTGCATGTGATACATGGTTGGTAGGTGTTGCGATAAAGTGGTGAAACCAAACCTTATCCCCTTCCTGTATACCTGCATTACTAGTGTCAAGGGTTGGTGTTTTATACACCGTACCGTATTGCCTAGCTAGTTTCATAGGATCGTATGATGTATCTCTGTACATCTCCTTACCATTTAATAGTATGGTATCCTCTGTTTCTTTTTCTACTTGTATCCAGTAGAGATCTTTAATTGGCTTCATCTTTTTTTTACTTTACTTCGTAGTCATCTAGGACATCTGTATTGTACTCTATAGCTGTTGGCTGGGAGAAGAACCTTTTCCAAGGTCTAGAGAACTCCTCCGCTTCTTTTTTTATGTATACATCGTAAACTACTTGCTGGTGCTTATACCACGCTGCTTCGTCTTGTATTATCGCTGTTATCTTTAAGGAACCTCCTAACATTCGTTGACCTACCTGGTAAGTCAAGCCCTGCTTTAAGTCCCCTATCGTAATCTTTCTAATAATAGGGTTAATAGAATCCATTTTAATTTAATTTAGTTTTTATTGCTTATTATTCGTATAAGTCTCTTGATAGTTTTATGTAACCACATTGAATACCTTTAGATGCCGTAGTGTGAGTTTGAACACCAATAAAAGGAAGTAAATCTATATCGTTAGTCATAACTAAAGATTTTGTTGTAGATATAGTTTGAGTTAACCCACCTGCAGTCGTACTAGTAGGCGTAGTTGTTAATCCGTAATTTTTATTGTTTACAGAAATAGATACTCTTCTATTCTCATCAAAAGTTATTTTTAACTTGTATACCGTACTTGTTGACACAACTATACCAAGGTTAGTAACGTAATCTACGTTAGCTATACTATAAACAAAATGTAAATTACCGTTTGTAGTTAAAGCTCCTTGATCATCGTCTGCAGCGTATAAAAAATAAGCCTGATTTGCATCTGTTGCATACGTACCTACCTCAGTAAGCTTTAATCCAGCCCAAATAGATGTTAAAGTTATAGCCCCACCTGTAGAAATTGCTGTAGAAAATTCTGTTTTATTTTCTGTTCCAAAAGCTACCGAAGACCAAGCTGATGAGTTATACCCTCCAGGCATTTCTGTTGTCCCACTCCTTGGAGTTATAATAGTGTTGTTATTATCTGTTGCTCCTGTAACTATCTTAACTCCAGCAAATGAAGTATCTCTTCCTGAGTTTCCAGAATCTTGTCCTCCATTACCACTAACTCCTCCTAATACAAAGTTTTGATTAGGGGTTACGTATGGGTCTACAATAAAAGACAACTTAAACACTTGTGCAGTAACATCAGTACCGTTAGTACCTATTCTTATCTTGCAACTACCATTTGCTACATCATAAGCCAACACATTAACCATAGCGTTATCATTGTCAGTTACCCAATCGTGAAGCTGAACATGAACATGAGATGAATTTCCAAATATATGAACATTATTAAACGTAAATTCTACTGTATCTGTCGCTCCAAGATCTACAGACTGCATAATTATAATTCCGTATTTAGCATTTGAAGTTACAGCAGTAGTTGCGTTTGTAAGTTGAGATATAAAAGTATCTTGACCGTCTAAACTAGGTATTTTATCAAAACCCTCTTTAAGCTCGTACCTGTCATCTGACTGAGATACAGTACCAGCAACATTAAGGTTACCGTTCTTATCTATACGCATTTTCTCAGAACCATTAGTAGCAAAGCCTAAGTAGTCCTGGCTATGATCGTAGTATATCTGACCAGCGTCATTATCGCTAGAGTCACCAAAGAATATATTACCTGAAGAGGTCCCCCCAGATAGTATAGTTAAACCAGAATCGCTAGAATTTTCTAGAGTCAGTTGGTTAGCTGATAATGATGATGATACAGATCCAGAACTTACCCCAACAACGTGAAGTAAACCGTCAGGAGTTGCACCTGCAGTACCAATACCTACTTTAGTGAACTCAGCCTTATCTGTAGATAGCTTCATAGCTGTGATGTTACCAGAACCTGTCTCTACATTCTTAAGGTTAGTATCCTTAATCTCAGAAGCTGTTTTTAATATAGTCTGATATGTAGATGATATTGCTTTTCCTTTAAGTGTAGCCATTTTATTTTCTTTTAATTTTTTCGATAGACCTACCTGCAAAGTAAGCCCCGTATACTGTTATTAATAAGGTTTGATATATAGGAACGTAACTAGGTTGTATTACAAACCCCCCTACGTTACCATCAAACAACGACAAAACTACAAAAATTGCGGTTAGGAAAACACATATTAATGGTCGAATATTCTTAGATAACCAATTGTCAGACTTCATATCTGCTTCCCACCTTCTAGATACCTGCTCTTGAGCGTTTACCTCAGCCTTCATTAGAACTTCTTCTATAGCTTGTTTTGCAGCTAACCTTTCCTCGTCTGACGTAGTAAGGTTATCTACTACATTACCTACACTACTTAAGATATTTCCTCCTAAAAAATCTAGTAGTTTACTCATAGTTTTGCGTATATATATTTAGTATCTCCATCCTCATTTTTGCAGGCTTCGAGTACTTGTTTTCTATTCCCTTTATCTTTTAAAGATATATGTATCCAAGCAAAGTCAAACTCGTTTATCATTTGGTCAAACTCTATATCTGATTTTATAATCCAATCATAGATAACCTTATTGTTCATCTGCCCCACCTCCCAAAACTGGAGGTCCAATGCCTCACCTTTGCAATGCTGCGAAGAAACGCTACCCCCAATAGCACGATTGAGTGACGGGTTGCGATAACCACTACTGATCCTGATAGGACCAAGAGCGTCACGAAGAGGCTGTATAAGATTTGTAATAAGATGCTGCATATTTTGTAAGTGCGATTCAGTCGGTTCATTTCTTATCCCTAGTCTTTTTGCTGTATTACTGTGTGTTATCTCAGATAATACAAAGTTCTTACTTAGTCTCATGATTTTTTTCTATTTATTTATCCTTTACAGGAATTTACTTAAAGTTATATTATCTATCGTTTTTTGAACGTCTTTCTTTGTTGCATCTAGCTGCATCATAATAGTAGGGTTAAACCTTATTTGCTCTAATCCGTTATCAAATATTATAACAGTAGGAACTGAGGTTACTTTGTATTCAGATTGTAAATCAGAACTCTTAGCTATACAAACCCTGTATACGTTACAATCTTTTAACAAGGGTAAAAATTCTACTTTATTACCATCATTCCACTCTACGTAGAACTCTATTACCACCGTTCCTTTAGATGTTTTAGAATCAAATGAGCTAGAAGTAATAAACTCTTGAGCTACAATATTTGTAGAAAAAATTAAGAATAAAAGTAAAAATTTACTCATAAAGCTTTTGCTTTATTAACTTCATGTCTTCCTTTATTTCAGAAACATCATCTTGCGTATTCATTATAGTTTGACGGATTAACTTATCCTTCATATCAAACTCCATACGTGTTATAACAGGATCTACAGGTAGAGGTAAATTTCTAGCCTCTGCTATATCATTCTGAAGAGTGAACCACATACCAACAAGGGTTGCTATTAAGGCTGCTATACCGCTTAAAGTTTTTAAACTTACCTGGACTTCGCTGTCTTCATTAAGTTTTGTAACCATTTTAAAATATTAAATAATTTATACCTGCCTTCATTTGATAAGACTTTATGTCCCAATATTTAAGGTGTCTACCTTCTACAAATATACTAAAATGATTACTTAATTTAAAACCTGCTATTAATCCTAAATCCCACTCCGTATTTCCGTTAGTATACTTATAAGAGTATTCGTTTAACCCTTTGTGTATAGGGTATACAGAAGCCCAAGCGTGAAGCCAAGTTTGAGTAGAATAAAAATAATAATCAGCTCCCAACACTCCAGAAACTTCTTGTTGGAGTCCTAAAAGGTCAAGTTCATCTCTGTTGTACTTGTTTACAATATTACTAAAGTAGTACTTATAAAACTCGTTATCGTCATCAGCTACCCACTCCGTAGTGGCGTTTTCAAAATCAAAATATAACCAGTCTTCACTACCACCTGCAGTACTAAAATACCCATAAGAGTTTGCCAACCCCTGCCAACCATTTTCCCAATAGTTTATAGGAAAGTATCCGTATACTGGGTGGGATCTATGAGATATACCCAGTGTTAAGTCTACACTACCAAAATTTTTACGTAACCTAGCCTCTCCTTGAGTATACTGAAGATTTAATAACCCGTTGTCTACGTAAGAAGCTTTAACTGTAAAATGGTTAGATATGTACCTTATTCTATACTCGTGCTGAGATACTTCATTACCCCTGTTACGAACTAACGAGTACTCAAACAAATATTCTAATCCAGGAGCGTTAGATATAGTAGCGTAATCACTCGCTTCGTCTTCCTCTCCAGTATAAAAGTTTCCTCCCTTAACTTGGTAGTCAAAACGTGCTATCTTCCTAAGACCTATGGTTATATTTATATTAGGATCACTTATTTGGGTGGTCTCTATCAAGGTTCCGTTAGTAAAGTCACCAACCTCTGTAGTGCTTGGTATAGCCTGTATACTAAATTGGGGATGTTCTGCAAATGGAGCTCCAGTAGAGAAGCTAGCATAAAAGGTAGAAAAACGAAGCACCTGAGCGTTAGATACGGTTGTTGTTAAGAGTAATAATATATATAATATTTTTTTCATTACCACTTTACTTTATCAGCCCAATAGGCTGCAGATAAAACTCCTTTA